CAACGATTTACAATAAATTCATATTTCATCTATTGATTTCTGCCCTTGCTTGTGGTATAATATATACGTAATCAAGCAAGGGGTTACATAAAAAAAACGTAAGCAAAAAAATTTTCAAAAACTTTTGCAAAACCCCTTGACAAATCAATCAAGATGTGGTATAATATAAGTACAGTAAAGAAAGGTAAGGTACATACAATGGAATCAATTAATCGTGGTGACATCTATTATGTAGATTTCGGTTATGGAGTAGGGTCTGAGCAGGGCGGCTTCCGTCCTGCAATCGTCCTACAAAACAACAAGGGCAATCATTACGCTCCTACAATCATGGTTGCGCCGATTACGACAGCGAAGAAACATAGGTTGCCTACTCATGTGACAATCTTTCCGGACGCAGGAGTCAAGGAGACCTCCATCGCTTTGTATGAACAAGTTATGACCATTGATAAAACACGGTTACTCAAAAAAATTGGTCATAAAACCATGACACATTGGGATGATAGGGCAATTGCTATAGCCTTTGGCTGCGGCACATTCTTAAGCAACGAAGAAAAGAAAAATATCGAGGTACAAAAATGGCAGAAAGTTATTATGAATACATGACGTCTGATGATTGGGCGTGCGTTTCATCCAATGAGACAAAGATAATAAACCATATTAAGAAGATGAAGGAACAGCATCCTAATGACGTTACTATTCAACACTACCCCGAAAAGAATTCCGGGGTGATGGTGGCGCGTGTTCCACGTTCATGGATTAAGAAGCCCTCGCCGCCACGTAAACAGAAGCCAATGTCACCTGAAGAACTTGAAGCAGTGCGTGAGCGTCTAAAAACTGCGCGTATACAAAGCAAAAATCAAGCCAGAATCGACGAAGATGATGAGGACGAGTAAATAGTAGGGTAAAATTTCCGTTGATTACAGGCGAAAAAACGACATGAATACAATAGATTTTAGCAATGAGCAAATCAAGGAATTAATCACCCGGCGTAGACGTCAAGTGTGGGTACATAGCATCATCTACTATCGCCTTGATAGGAATGTAATTAGCGACGCTAAGTGGTCACAATGGGCGTTAGAGCTTGAAGAACTTCAAAAACAGTATCCTAACCTTGCAGCTGAATGTCCATATGCTGATGTGTTCAAGGATTTCGACCATTCGACAGGTAGCAACTTACCATTGGATGATAAAGACATGACCATTCGAGCATGGTGGGTCATCAAGGCTGATGAAGAATTTGAGAAAGAATCTAAAAATTAATTTATTAAATTTTCAAAAACCTCTTGACTTTTTCGCAAAAGTGTGGTATAATATATATACAATAAATCAAAAGGAGATTAAATCATGAAATTCAAAATTTATGATTACAACAATAACGCGATTGAGGTTGATGCGGGTGATGAACCTATTAATCTTATCACTGTGACCATTTTGTCCGGCGACGAAACAGGTTTGATTGTCTTTGAGGACGGTACTACACAGGCGTTTGACGCTTCAGAATGTAGATTCATTAACTACTTTGACGACCAATATGTTGTGCCCGGAAACCAAGTTGAGAAATGGGCTTCTATTAAACCTCATGTTGGTGAACATGAAACTAAATCATACAAACGTGCTAATGTTTGGAGAAAGTTAGCTTGTTCAAACAATTGAGAGCAAGTACTAAAAAATTTTTTGAAAAATTTTTCAAAAACCTCTTGACAAATTGAAGAAAATGTGATATAATATATATATCAACTAATCAAGCCCTTGGCGTTGGGCTAAAATAGACGCCACTATGGCACGGATGGACGAGTTAGACAAGTCAACCACCACCCACCACCTATGACAAGGTGCAATTCCTTGACGTGCCAATTAACCTTATCGTCTACCACCTCCACCCAAACCACGACGATAAGGTTCGGTACACCTCACAACCACCACCCACCCAAACCTCTGTGGGGTGTACGTTATATAGCGATGTAGCTCAACGGTTAGAGCACCCTCCTTATAAGGGGGAGACATGAGATCGACACTCAACATCGCTACCAGCGGCAAGACCGCATTCAAAATTTATAAATGAGGTGAAATTATGATACACGAAAAGATGACGGTGCATAAAGCACTTGCAGAACTTAAGACGCTTGAAAGTCGAATAGAGACTGAAATCACAGGCTCAATCTTTGTTAGAGCTAATGTGCACAGCAACACAAAGATATTCGGCAAATCCATTGAAGAATTCAAGTCCGACACAAAGGCAAGTTATCAGTCAATTACAGCACTGATCAATAGACGCAATGCCCTCAAAAGAGCGGTTGTTCTATCCAATGCTGTGACCAAGGTTGAAATTGGCGGTGTCGAATATACGGTTGCTGAAGCAATTGAGATGAACAATCACGGTATGGAAAACTTTATTGAGTTTAGGGATTTCCTTAAAGACCAGTATTCAACCGTTAAGCGTATGGTAGAATCAGAGAATGGCGATAAGCTCAATAAGAACTGCGAAAATTACTTACAGACAATGTTCGGCACTAAGGAGAAAACCAACAATGCAGAGGTCGAAGCTGTGCAGAAGGCTTATATAACAAGTCATTCATATGATATTGTGACCGGATTTGATATTGAAAATGTTATTAAGGAACTGACTGATAAGATTGACGCCTTTAAGTCGGAGGTTGATTCAGCACTTAGCGTCTCTAATGCTCTAACCGTTATTGAGTTTGAGTATTAATTAATTTACTCTCAAGTAAATAACTCGAATTGCATCGAAACTTCTAAACTGTAGCAACTTGTGGTTTCGGCGCGTCCACAAGGATAAAACAAAAAAGTGCCTCACTACAATTCATCAGACTCATAATCTGATTCAGAATCGCTATTTCTGAAAAAGCTATGAAGGGTATGTCTGCGACGATTGCGCGGGTACTCAGCTAAAAGGTTCTGTAAAGATTAAAGATTAACGGTCAAAGATTAAAGGTCAATCGTCAAAGGTTATATTTAATCTAAAGGTCAATGAATAAAGGTGAAAGGTAAAAGGTTTACAAAATCCATGAGTACAGTTAGGTTTGTTACAAATGACCGTGAAGTTTCTGCATGGCTGGTGTAATTCGAGTTTAATATTGGGATATCGCCAAGTGGCAAGGCACGAGACTTTGACTCTCGCATTCGGAAGTTCGAACCTTCCTATCCCAGCCAAGGGTTGAGACCCCTAAATTTCTCTCCGGCTTACGAGTCGTTAATCGTTAACGTAGTTTTTTTGAACTTGATTGTATGCGTCACTAATGGCGCATATGCTCCCGTACACCAAAAGCAGAGTGAAACGGCTCAAACCCGTTGTAGTGTGGAGGCAGGAACCACCGGGAGTACCACGAGTTCAACAGCATCTCGGCAAAAGCTGTAATATCTTGAATTGAAAAGGAATTAAAACACATGAACAAGACTGAATTTATCGCACTTTACGCAGAGCATCAGGAGCTGTCTAAGGTCAAGGCTAAAGAGATAGTTGACACCGTCCTTGCCGAGATTTGCAACGTCATCGCAGATCATGACTCTGTTTACTTTCAGGAGCTCGGAACATTTGGTGCAACCCTGAAGGAAGAGCATGAAATGAGAAACCCAGCAACAGGTGAGACCATTACTGTTCCGGCTAAGTACGTACCAACGTTTAAGTTCGGTAGTCAGATAAAGAACTGTATAAAGTAAGATAAACAAATAGTTGCGGGCTATTGATAAGCCCAAGTTAGCCGCCCTGTGCTGAAGTACAATCCATTATCAGGACAATTGGAAAAAGTGCAGGGCATTTTTCTACCTTTTGTTCACAAAAAATTCACAAAGAAATTTTCAAAAACCTATTGACTTTTGCGTTAGAATGTGATATAATATATACATCAAAGTAAAGGAGATAAGGATATGAAATACCTTAATGAATATATCAATCACATGAGAGGAAACAAGAAGTCAGAAGGTACAATTCATGAATACGTTCGCAATCTTACGGATGTGTTCACGACTATTGGCAAGAACGAAGAAGCAATAGCCTATGAGGATATAGAAAACTACAAGTTATCAATAGCTTCGCTGTCCTCATCAACAATCAACACAAGAATTTCTGCGCTTAAGAGCTATTACAAGTTTCTTATGCAGAGACGATACGTTGAAGTTAATCCTGTTGAATATGTCGAATGCCCCAAGGTTAAGAACAAAGAAAAGATTCCGCTTACAGGCGAACAGGTTAGAGCTATGATAGCTAAAACCAACAATGTTCGTATGGAAGCGTTCATCATGGCACTTGCAACAACAGGAATGCGTATCGCCGAACTTGCGTCTGTGACTATCGATGACTACAATAATCGTGTAGGCAACACTATAATCATCACCGGTAAGGGTGATAAAGAACGTCGTGTAACATTCCCCGATGAAGCCATTGCTTGCATCGATAAATATATATGGAGTGAGCGTGGTATTCATGCGGCGAAAACAGGAACAAATCTGCTGTTTGTTTCTAATCAAGGAACTGCTCTTGCGGCGGGCAATATGGGCGAACAACTTAAGAAGATAGCTAAAGAAGCAGGAATTCCTCAGTGGGATAAAGTGTGCAATCATCTTCTGAGAACCACTTGTGCAACCCTCGCTTTGAGAAATGGCGTTGAACTACCTACCATACAAAAAATGCTTGGACATAGCGACATCAACACAACAACAAGATACGCTAAAATAGCTGATGAAACCGTTGCGAATGCAATGGCTACCATGAGATTTTAAGGAGGTGAAAACATGACAGGATTTAATATGGAGTCGGAAATCTTTGAAGCCATAGCTGAATATTGGGTCAAGGAAATGAAGGACGACGAGACGGCAGTTGACTGCTTGTTCTATCTGAAACAGCGACTAATGAGCGCAGAAGAAAGAGATAGAGCGGCTGTAGCAATTGAACAGATGGGTAGATGTTCAAGATGTGGCGACAAACTTGAGATAGTAGATAGTGATATTCCCCATCCCGAGCTTGATGGTACACCTGTTGAGCATTGGACGAATATCCAGTGTCCCAAGTGCGATAGGAGAATGTGATGGCTACTAAAAGAGAAACAAAGCAGGAAAAAGCCGAACGGTTAATGCTCAAGCAGTTCCTTGAAACTTATCCAAACGCCAAGGCAGTCATGAAAGCTCTTACAGAAAAACAGAACCCTGAGCTTCATGATATTGTCGTCAATGCTATCAAACCTCAACTTGAAAAGGCGAGGATGATTGGCGTTCAGATAGGCTGGAATGGAGCATTAATGAGCCTTGAAGGTGAGTGCGAAAAATGCAAAGACAAGGAAGAAATTCTTGAGCTACTGAGAAAGAAAAAGAAAGAAGCACTTGACAAACTTAAGATGAAAAATTTTGATAATAATGAAAATGAGGTAAATGAATAATGGATAATTCTGTACTTAATGCGACAAAGAATAAATTTGGTGTAGTAGGTCTTGTGTCTGAGCTTGACCTGAAGCGAGAAGATTGCGTTGTTAAAGTAAAGAGCGATGACGGCTCTGTGTCGGAAGTTCCAAGTGAGCGTATTCGTGGTAAGATATCACTTGAAATTGGTGCAAATCAAGTAAAGACTTTTGATGTATATGCGTCTAAGACTACATCTAAGGGAAAAGAGCACCAGCAGTGGGCTATGTATGAAGCTATGATGAATTGGAATCCAAGGATTCACGGCAACCCGAATGAAGAGCCGACTAAGGTAATTCTTAACGGTTCTGTAGGAATCAATGATTATCTTGGACAGGATGGTAAGGCGCATTCTATTCTTAAGTGGAACATAAACAGTGCTAATACCAAGGTATCACCTGATGAACCGCTTGGCTGTTCACTGAATTTCACAGGCTTTGTCAGAAAGATTGTGCCCGAAATAAGAAACGACGAAGAAACTGGACGTCTTAACGTTGAGCTTCTTGGCGTAGACACTAAGGGTGCTGTTTATCCTGTAGGAATTATTGTGCCCGAAGAGCTTGTTGAAGGCTTTACAGGCTTTTATGAAGCGGGCAAGACAGGCAACTTTGATATAGATGTTGTTATGGTTCACGTCGGTGATAAGAAAGCTAAGAAAAAGGCATTTGGTAAGGCAGCGTCAACCAATATCAATACAGGGTTTGATATAGAAGAGCGTGTTATGCGTGGTGGTAATGAGCCTATTGAAGAGCCAGAAGATGAAGATGAAAATGGCAATCTCATTGATAATGGCTGGCTAAATCCTGAAGCAATTAAGATTGCTATTAAGGAACGTGAAAAGATACTTACTGAGCTTGAAAAGAACCCGCCTAAGAAGACTACTGCGTCTGCTCCCGCACAGAAGACAAGCAAGTTCAGCAAGAAACCGGACATGAACAGCACTGATGACGATGATGACTTTGGGTTTTAATAACCTTGATGAATTACCGTGGTGATTAAGGGGGAGGTAACTCCCCTTTGAATATAATGAATAAAGGAATAAAAGGAGAATTTAATGGCAGATTTTGATATTTTTAATCCAACAATAAGCTGTGTATCGAGCGGTGTTGAGGGAAAACTTATTCTTATACATTCAAATGAACGCAAGCTCGGTAAAACTCTTCAAGCAACACGGTTTCCGAGTCCTTATTATTTAAGGTTTGAAGCGGGTATTAACGCTATCAATGGTGTTAAATATGCGGCTCTTAAGAGTTGGAGCGATTTTAAGAAGGTAAACAAACGCTTGACTGACCCCAAGACACTTGATCAGGCTCTTGCGACTTACAAGACAATCATTGTAGACACTACTGATGTCGCTATTAAGTGGTGTGAAAAGTATGTTTGTTCAACTCAAGGTGTCGAAAGACTTAACGATGGTAACTCTGGTTATGGACTTTGGAAGGAATACGAGAATGAATGGTTTACTGAATGGAACAAGCTACTGAACTGTGGTTATTGCATCATCTTCATAGCTCATTCAGAAGACCGTAAGATGAAGAATCCTGTTACTGGTGAGGAATATGTACAGCTTTATCCAAAGGGTGATAAGAGAACAATTGATTTAATCATTGATGCGGCTGATATAATTGGTTACGTTAAAAGTAACGGATATGACGAGAACGGCAACCCCGAAATGTCATCCATATATTTTACGCCTTGCCCCGAGTTTATTGCGGGTAGTAGATTTAAGTATATGCCGTCTGAGATAACGCCTTTCACGGCAGAAGCTGTGCAGAAAGCAATCAAGGAAGCGGTTGACAAAGAGAATGCGGAAACTGGTTCTGAATCAATCACGTTTGCTGAAAAGGTCGAGAATGAATCTGTTAAGGAGCGTTCGTTTGATGAAATCATGGATAGTCTTAGAGAGATTTATAAGACTGCCATGAAGACCAATCGTGATAAAACCATTGAAATTGTCGCTCATTACCTTGGTGAAGACGGTAAGATAAGCGAATGCACAGAAAAGCAGATTGAACAGCTTGTTATGATTGAGGATGATCTTAAGGATTTAGTCGAGGGTAACTAATGAAATGTAGAGTCTGTGGGCAAGAGATAAGAAGGGGCGATAGATTCAAGTGTGTAAGTTTTGTCTCTATTCCTTTCTGTTCCGAAAAATGCGCCGATGAATATTGTTCAACCCATACACCTAAATCAAAAGAGCGCAAGACAGAAGAGGGGGCTGAATATCTTAAGCTCACAGATTATCTCTGTAAGCACCAAAC